TCCGCCGCTACCTATCGCAAGGATAGAAAAAACCCACAAATACATATGGGAACCGACAGGCGAACAGCTTGCATTTTCAACAACTCAAGTTTGTAATACAAAAACGCCTGAACAATTAGAAAACATTGAACGCTATCGCCATAAATGGCAACCACGCGGCGAAACAGCGCATTATGCTTTACAACAGCGGATGCTAGGCAACGATAAAATCGAAATGGGCGACTATGAAGATTGGATTAAACCATTGATGGATTTGGAATTGTGGGAAGATTTTGAGCCGTGGGCGGTTGAATATATGCTTTGCGATCTTGAAAAATCTGTCGGCGGTCAACTTGATCTTTTGGGCTACGACAACAAATCGCAAAAGCTGATGTTGATTGATTTAAAAACACAATCGCAAAAGTACGCCAAGCCATATTCAACAGACGCGCAGATGGGAAGTTATCTTGAAGCGCTTGCGGAACATCACAAAATTATTCCTGATGTATGCAAAACAATCTGGGCTAGACCTAATAGATGTGTAGTTGGCGAAGATCAACACACAATTGATTGCGCTTACGCTTGGTCGCAGGCGTGGAAAAGATTTGATTCTGAACAGGGGGGATTTTGAATGAAAGATTATAAGTCGGGAGAATATACAATTCAAGAACACGTCAAACAATGCGGTCATTTAATGAATTTACCACCCCGTAGTTATTTACTTCATTTAAGAAAAAAAAATGAAAGAACTTGAATTTCGTGTTGTAGGTTTACCCGCGCCGCAAGGTTCAAAAACTTTGACAAGATACGGCGGATTGATGGAATCAAGCAAAAGGGTCAAGCCGTGGCGTCAAGATATTATTCACGCGGCGCTTGAAGCGTTTGCAGGCAATCCTTTTGATGAACCCGTGCAAGTTTCTATTGAATTTATAATGCCGCGCCCTAAGAGCCATTTTGGAACGGGTAAAAATGCAGAAATTTTAAAAAATAACGCGCCTTTTTTCTGCACTAGCAAAACTACAGGAGACGTTGACAAGCTGACCCGTAGTACTCTTGATGCCCTATCTGTTACATCTGGCGGAACTGTTCTTGCGGATGATTCTCTTGTTGTTTGTTTGCAGGCATTGAAACGGTATGCAAAACGATTTGAACATATCGGGGCAAATATAAATATAAAAACTTTTGACAAACCAGAATAAATTGGTAGACTAAAGAAATCAGACTAATACTTGAATGTCAAACCAACCTGAACCAATCGAAATCCCAAATCTGGGCGGCCTGATAACGACAGGCGATCTTTACAAGAAAGGGCGTTTTACATATAGCGCTTGGGCTAAGACAGCGCAAAGAATAAGAGAAGAAGCGCCAAACTGGTTTTTTGCTTTGGAACCTGACCCAAACGGTCAACTTGTTTGGATGGCTCCCGACAATACAGGTTATTTGATGGGATGCTTTGTAAATGTAATTACAGGGGTCAAACTACCTTTATTTCCATATGCAATAACAGACAATACAAACAAAGCCATTAGTTACGAAAAAATCAGTTCAAATCATATACAAAATTCACAACGCCGTCATTTGTGCGCCTGCGCTTGTTACTCCTTTGGTGATGCTTACGAACTTTGGGCTGATGTTGAAGTTAAAGACCTTGACCAACCAAAAGAAGAACCGCCAGAAAATAACGATGTTGTAAGAACACCGACAAAACCGAATCAAGAACCTGATAAAGATTATTTAATTCCTAAACCTATAAACCCACAAGCAAGGGATTTGATTTGCCAAGACATTCGCGAATCAGGCCATCAAGAACAAATCTTGAAAGAGTTTAAAGAACATTTCAAACTTAAAGTAGACAAAGTACGTCCGCAAAATATTACATTATCTGAACACGGCAGATTTTTGCGCCAAGCTGTTGAAAAGTATAAAGATGATTAATGACCGAAGAACAGGCCACAAAATCAGGCGAAGAAGTTCTTGCTCAACTTCGATCACGCCGCAATTCTTATTACAACCGCAACAAATTTTATTTCAGAACCGATGATACGCAAGCCACCTTAATTCGTAAATACTGCGCGAAAAATAAAATTTCGCTTACACAATTATTTGAACAACTTTTAACAAATTTTTTTAATCATGCCTGAATCATTCAAAGCCGCGATGCCCTATCCAATCAAGTTTTCAACAAGTGAAAACGAATATGAAGATCAAGATAGATTTCCACAAAAATTTTCTATGTTTATTCCTTGTGAATCTGTTACCGCTTTTTGCGAAGAAATCGTTAAAATGGTAGACACCAAACAAAAGAAAGGTAAAGTTTGGGATTACTCCAAGAAAGAAGAAGTCGAAGTCGATGGTATCTACATCAACGCAAAAGCCAAAGAAGGAAAATATGGACTATTTGGCAATATAAATCTTAATTTTATTGAGCCTAAAGAGGTTGACGAAATACCTTTTTAATTTTTGATTTATCTTCTTGCTTTTCTTTTTTAAGACTTACTTTAATTAGTTCTGTTTCGAGATCGCCAATCTTTGCAATGCAATTTTTGATGATCTCGTCTTTTTGCCAATTTTGCCGCTGATAATTTACAGCTATATCAAGTAAATAATCGAAGTCAG